TGATACCTCGGCGTGCGGCTGGTATCGGATTGAGCTCCCCATCGCTGAGTACCGGCGTCAGGGCGGCGATGCTGAGTGGGCCACAGAGATGCCGACCTGGGTACCCGCCGAAGCTGATGTGATTGTTGGCCAGCGGGTGGCCAGCCCGGACGCGTCAAGACTCTGGCAAGCCCTGTGCGCTAAGGGTCGCTCGCTGATGGTGTCCGAGCTTGACGACGACTTGTGGAACATTCACCCGTCGAACGCTAAGGCGTACAAGGTGTTCACCCCGGAACTGTTGGGCAACCTGCAACGCAACATCGAAGTATCCGACGTTGTCACGGTCACCACCGATGCACTGGCCGAACGTGTTTCCCAGTGGAACCGCAACGTGGTGGTGGTGCCGAACCGGATCCCGGCGTGGCTGCTCGAGCATCAGCGTCCGAGGCGGGACGAGTTCACCGTTGGGTGGGCTGGGTCACCGAGCCATGAGATGGACTGGACGGACGTCGGCTCGCAGATCGGCCGGTTTTTGAAACGCAACCCTGCTGTCGGGATGCATCTGATGGGGGCGTCGTTCAAGTCGATGCTGTCGTGGGATCGCTCCCGGGTGCGACTCGACCGGTGGATTGATTCGCTACCTGACTATTACCGGGCACTTGATTTCGATGTTGCGTTGGCGCCGCTGCTGCCGCACGTGTTCAACAGGTCGAAGTCCAACATTCGCCTTGTCGAGCTGGCCGCGTTGGGGATTCCGGTGGTGGCCAGCAACAGCGGCCCCTACGAAGACGCTTCGTTGCACGGCGCACGCGGGTTCCTCGTCAACGCTGACCACGAGTGGGGCAGTTACTTGCGCCATCTTGTCCAGGACGACGACCTGCGCACGGAGATGGGCCGTAATGGCCGCCGGTGGGCCGCTGGGCACACCGTAGAAGGCAACCTCGACTCGTGGCTAGGGGCGTGGGGAGTGGACGCAATGGTGGCTTGCTGATGCCGCGCTCCGCTGAGGAGGGACGACCGTGGATGACCACCCAACTCCGGCGCCTCGCCCCGGAAAGCATGCTGGACATCGGCACTGGTGCCGGCACTTACGCCGAACTGTTCGCCCGTGAATTCCCTGCTACCCGGCGTATTGGCGTTGAGGTGTGGGAACCCTACGTAGCCACCTACGGGTTGACCGGCAAATACGACGAGCTAATCCTCGCCGATGCCCGCGACCTAGACCCGCTACCCGAGGCCGATGTGGTGATCCTCGGCGACGTCCTCGAGCACATGACCACCGCCGACGCGGTCAAGGTATGGCAGCGAGCCCGGCAGGCTGCGCGGAAGGCCGTGTACCTGTCGATCCCGATCATTCACTACCCGCAAGACGCCATTGAGGGCAACCCGCACGAAATCCATGTGGTGGACGACTACAACCACGACTCGGTGATGGCCACGTTCGAAGGCATCACCTCGTGGTGGACCGGCACAATCGTCGGCGCCTACGAGGCGGCCCGGTGAACGACATCACGGTGTGCCTGACGACGATCCCGCCCCGCGCGGAGCACCTCGCCAAAGCTTTAGCTTCGGTGGCTAAGCAGACGTTGCAGCCAGTGGCGATCATCGTCGAGTACGACCACCACCACACCGGTGCAGCCGCCACAAAGAACCGGGCGCTTGAACGAGTCACGTCGGACTGGGTTGCCTGGCTTGACGACGATGACGAGTTCTGGCCTGAGCACCTGGCGACGCTCCGCAGGGTGGCCGACGAGCAGCAGGCCGATTTCGTCTACTCGATCCCGTTTGTGCCGCAAGCCGGCGGCCCGGTCAGCTTCACCCGCCCGGGGATCCCATTTGACGAGGCTTTCCTGCGCGCTCAGTCGTTCATCCAAACCACGGTGCTGACACGAACCAAGTTCGCAAAGCAAGGCGGCGGATTCTGGTGCCCCGAGGGGTCGATCTACGACGACTGGGGTTACGCCCTCGGCTGCCTCGACGCAGGCGCACGGCTTTACCACCATCCGGAACCAACTTTCACCTGGAACCACTGGGGCTACGGCACCGCCGGAGTACCAGGGAACACGTCTGGACAATCGCACAGATGGTGAGGAATCTTTAATGCCAAAATGGGTTCGCGTGATCGGGCTTCCCATCGAAGAGACCTGGCCGGTGTATCGCAACATGGACAACGGGTTCATCTTGCGTACTGTTATCGCCCCGTCCGACCCGGACAAGGTCGTTCTCCGATTTGAAGATGCCAGCGGCACAGTCCTGACCTGGCTTTACGGAACGTACGACTCGATTGATCGCGCTACCGAAGTTGTCCGGTTGCTGTTTGGCGCGGTGTCAGCACCTTCTGCATGACCATTGCTGGTGACTGATCCCAGCACTTAAACCTCCTCGTCCTGGTGGCGGGGGAAAACGCCGACAGTCCTGGTGGCTGTTGGGTATCAATGGAGTCCCCGAATGACGACCCCCGTAGAGACGCCTGCGCCCACCGAGCCGGTTGTACCTTCCCCGGCGAACATGCCCCCCACCCAAACGCCGGTAGCTGCAGCACCGACGACCGAGGTGCCCGAACCGCAGGTTGAGAAGCCTGACGCCAAACCAGACGAAGAGAACTCTGAGCTGGCGAAGGTTCGCCGGGAGGCCGCGAACTACCGCACAAAGCTGCGGGAACGCGAACAGGCCGAAGCGACGCTGAAGGCGGCGTCAGAGCAGCAGCAGGCCGAAACGAACTCTCTGAAGGAGATGCTCGCCAAGCTTGCCGCTGTGCTGAACCCGGACGCGAACACCCCCCCGGATCCGGCGAAGCTCCTCGAGCAACTCACCGCGAAGGATGAGTTGCTCGCCCAGAAGGACGCCGACTACCAGCGGGAGATCCGCAATCTGACGGTCAGGGCGACGCTCCCCAGCGTCCTGGCCAAGGCCAGTGCGGACCCGCAGCTGACCGAGGCGGTACTGACCGCTTCGGGTGCGCTGTCCAAGCTTGACCCATCCGCTGACACGTTCACTGCTGACCTGGAGTCAGCTGTGGCGGCGGCGATGGAAGCGAATCCCCGCCTGAAGATTGACGCCCCGGTGGCGCAGTCCCGTAAGTCAGGTGCGGAGATCCCCGGCCGGTCCGGTGGGTCTGACCAGCTGACTATTGAGCAGATCCGGGCTATGAGTCCGGATGAAATCAATAAGGCTCGTAAAGCGGGCCGGATGACTGGTCTCGGCATTGGCCGAGGCTAACCATATTCCCCCGAAAGTAGAACCCCATGGCAATCTCGTCGTTTATCCCTGAGGTTTGGAATGCTTCCCTCCTCGAATCCCTGAAGAAGTCCCTCATTTACGCCGCCCCCGGTGTGGTGAACCGCGACTACGAGGGTGATATCGCCTCCGCTGGTGACACCGTGCGTATCACCAGCATTTCCCGCCCGACTGTTTCGACCTATATCCCCAACTCGACGACCATCGCCCCGCAGGCGCTCGTTGACGCCGACCGGGCCCTGGTCATCGACCAGGTCAAGTACTGGGCGTTCGAGGTTGACGACGTCGACGCCCGCCAGGCCGCCGGGAACGTGCTGCCCGCCGCGACCGCTGAGGCCGCGTACGCGCTGGCTGACGTGATGGATCAGTTCGTGGCCGGTAAGTACACCGAGGCCGCGAACAACGTTGCCGCCGCCACCGTGACCGGTGCGACCGCGTCGTCCTGGACGAACGTGTACGACCAGTGCCTGGTGCCGCTGAAGGTGGCCCTGGACATCGCGAATGTGCCGTCCTCGCAGCGCTACGTCATCCTCCCCCCGGTGATCCACGGGTTCCTGCTGCGTGACTCCCGGTTCATCAAGGTCAACGAGTCCGGTGACGGCGGTGAGGGTCTGCGTAACGGCATGGTCGGCCGCGCGGCTGGTTTCGACATCCTGATGTCGAACAACGCCCCCGTGGTCTCCGCCGGTGTGTACGCGATCCAGGCTGGTGTGCCGCAGGCCATCACCTTCGCCGAGCAGATCAACAAGACTGAGGCTTACCGCCCGCAGTCTTCGTTCGCCGACGCCATCAAGGGACTCGCCCTGTATGGCTGCCGCGTGATCCGCCCAGATGCTCTGGCCGTTTGCCAGATCACCGTCAGCTGATCAAACCAGCAGTCAAATCACCCTTTCCCCCTAAACCCTCTTGGGAGTAGGCCCTAATGGCCACGTACACGCTTAACGCCCTGGTGCCCAACGGCACCCTCGCCGACCCGTCCGGCACCCTCACCGGTTCCGGTTCCAACTCTGTCACCACCAGCGGTAACGGTGTCATGCCGGAGGAAGTGTTCCTCCGCGTCGTCACCGCCACCGCCACCACCAACGTCACCATCAAGGCCGGTGCGTACCCGCCGGCCCTGTCGTCCGGTCAGGGCGACCTCACGTTCGCCTGCACCACCGGCACCGCATGGCTGGGCCCGTTCACCGGCGCCCGGTTCCTGCAGTCCGACGGCACCCTGAACGTGGTTTCCGGTACCCCGGCGAACACCACGATCACGGCATTCCGGATGCCGCGCACCGCCTGATGGGCACCCGCAGGTTCGTTGGCGCGGGCGGCGGTGTCTTCGACATCGACGTCCCGCTTTCGGAGGTGTACCAGTACCAGTTCGACAAGGGTTTCCTCCGGCTCGCCCCCGGCGAGAACCCTGTCGACGAGCCTGACCAGGCCGACACCGATGTTGCGGATGCCCCAGCAAAGCCGGCCCGGGTTGACCCGAAGGCCGACTGGGTCACCTACGCCGAACTGGTGTCGGACCTGCCCCGCGACGAACTCGAGGGCATGACGAAGGCGCAGCTCGTCGCACAGTTCGGCTGATGTCCCGCCAAGTCACATTGGTGTGCGGTCCGCCATGTGCGGGGAAGTCCACGTTCGTTACCGAGCACGCCCAACCGGGCGACCTCGTGATATGCGTGGACTCCCTCGCCCAGGGCGAAGGTTCACCGGTTACCCACAACCACACCGGACACTTTTTCGGGTTGGGTCAGAAACGGTTCACGGAGTTGTGCCGCCAGGTGCGGCAAACACCGGATGTGACCGCGTGGGTTGTGCGGTGCGCCCCCGAACCCGCTGCCAGACGACAACTCGCTGTGCAGGTGGGCGCAACCCGGTGTGTGGTCATTGTGCCGCCCATCCAGGTGGTGGGTGTGCGGGCCAAGGAACGCGACGGGGAGCAGTACACGGTGACGTGGGCTGCGATCCGTTCATGGTTCGGCCGGTACAGGCCAGCTTATTTTGATGAAACGATTCGGGGGGTGTGATGCCGACGTACGCCACGATCGACGACTACATCCAGTACACCGGCATCCCCATCCCCGGGCCTATGCCACTGGATCCGACGATGCTCATCCAGGATGAGGGTTGTTGTGGTGCTGGTCCGACGGAGGTCCCGCCAAGGATTTTCATTCGGGCTTCGATGGCGGTTGAGAAGGCTTTGGTCGGTGCCATTTATGACACTGATGTGACGGGTATGCCGACGGACACCACGTTGGTTGAGGTTTTTAAGGACGCGACGTGTGCTCAGGCTAGGCCGCATGTGGAGTGTTTCTTGAACCCGCCGATGTGGGGGGCTAAGGGTGTGAAGCCTATGCCTCCGCCGCCTGAGCATTTGACGACGGAGGCGTTCGACATTTTGCGTTCGGCTGGGCTGATACCGATCACACTGCGAATGCTGGGGTAAGCCGTGACATTAATAAACGGCTACATTACCCGGGAACGGTTGAAAGAAGCTGTCGGATCCCGCAACGAGGTCCACGACAACGACTTCGACCGGGCCATCGGTTCCGCGTCACGCAAAATCGACGAGTGGACCGGCCGCTACTTCTACCAAGACACAGCCCCATCCGACCGGGTTGCCTACGCCGCTGACCGCACCTTCGTGTGTGTCGGCGACTTCGACTCCACCGTTGGCATGGTGGTGAAAACCGATGATGACGGTGACGGGATCTTCGAAACCACCTGGGATAGTTCCGAGTGGCAGGCCGAACCGCATGTCCGGTACAACTTCAAACCGTTCACAAAAATCTCCACCACCACCCGGACCAGGGAGTTCCCGTTTTGGTCTCGGCGCCCGCTGATTGAGGTCACCGCAACGTGGGGTTGGGGGATCATCCCACCTCAGGTTGAGCAGGCGTGCGAGTACATGGCGATCCTGTTCTACCGGGGTAAGGATCAGTACGGCGCATCCATCGGGTTGATGGATGAGACGGAGAAGTTGACCGCCGACCCGTTGAAGATCGCGAAAGAGTTGGTGTTCGAGTACGCGGTCGACGGTGGCACCCTGTTCAAGCCTCGGAGCTTGTGATGGGCGATGTGTTCAAGACGGTTAGTTACGACGAAATGTGCCAAACCATCTGGGACGCCTGCGACTCGGTGATGGGCTTGGAGTTGTCCGTGTACGACGGGTTGCCGAAGGGCCCTGATCTGCCGGCGTTGTGCCTCAAACCGGATGATCAGAGCGCGATCAGCAACTACCATGTTGCGTTCTGCTCCACCTCAGCCCGGTACAACCTGATTGCCATGGTGTTCGTCGGCCAGGTCGTCGAACTTGAGGCGGTCAAACGGATCCGGGAAATCATCTCACCAGGCTCCGCGCTGATCACCGCCCTTGAGGACATCACGTTCAACGGGTCCGGGTGGGTGATGGCACAAAAAGCTGGTGTTGGTGAAACGGCGCTGGCGACGGGTCGGTGCAAGTTCGGCCGCATCCCACTTCTGATTCAGACGTAACCACACTTTGCCGCCCCGGTGGCGGTGTTTGTGCAGCTCCTCGCCCGGTGCGTGGGGCATTTTGTGTTGCCCCCGCATAGAAAGGCATGCCTGTCATGCCCGCGAAAAGCGCGGAACTTGAAGCTGATAGCCCGTTCACCTGGACAGACCCTGACACCGGTGAGCACATCAACTACGACACCGGCGACGACTGGCAAGGAACCGCCGCACAGGCGGAACCGCTGCTCGCACCGGTGGATAACGAGAACGGTAAGCGGCCCGCGCTGCTTCGTGTGAAGTCCCCCCGCTCCCCGCGCTAGGAGAACTGAACATAATGGTTGCTGTTGACCTGTCTGCGCCGAGTCGCGCATTTGCCGGTTACAAGATCAGGTGGGGGGTTGGGTCCCAGTTCTTCACCGCACAGGGCACCGACCTTGACCACTCCCTGAAGGCTGAGGAAGTTGACGGTTCCGGTTTCGGAACCCGCTTCAAGAACAACATTCCGGGCATGCTCGACGGAACCCTGAAGATCAGCGGTTTGGCGTCGGCGAAGAAGGGTCAGGTGATGTGGTACCTGAACCAGATTTTGGCCCGCACCAGCCCGGTGAACATGTGGTACGCCACTGAGGGTATTGATGTGCTGTCGCCGTGTGCGATGCAGCCGGCGTCGCTGATGGAACTGAGCCCTAAGGGCAAGATGAAGGACTCCGTCACCTTCGACGCGTCTTTCAGTGCCCGTGGTGACTCCAACCCTATCGGTGTGATTCTGGCGTCGCCGAAGACCACGAACGTCCTCACCGCCGCTACTGGTGTGGGGTCGACGGATGACAACACCACGTGGGGTGGGGCGTCGACCTTCGGTGGTGCGATCCAGCTGCACATGCTCGACATGTCCGGTGGTTCCACCCCGACGGTTGCGGTGAAGGTGCTGCACTCCGTCGACGGCACCACCTGGGCGGATCTGCCTGGTGGCGCGTTTGCCACGGTGAGCACCACGGATCTGACGACGTGGTCGCAAAGGTTGAACATCGCCTCCACCCAGTCGATCAACGCGCAGGTGCGGGTCGAGTGGACGACTACCGGTACCCCAACGTCGGTGCAGCCGCTGATCATTTTCGCCCGGAACTACGACCCCGACGCCTGATAGATGGCGTCCGGGGGACTCCGGATTGATGCCCGGTTTCATGGCGGCGCCGACTTCAGCGGTGCCGGAAACGGCGACGACGAAAACCTCGGCGACGTCATGAACCGGTATCTCCGGGTGAAAGCCTCACCCACCGCGTGCGCCCCCTGTAAGGCCAACGCGGAAGCGAACAACGTCCACAACGTTCCCTGCTGGGAATGCACCGGAAACATTGACCGCATTGATCCTGATGAGGGTATCGGCAACCTGTGCAAGTGCACGGTTGTGGTTGTTACCGAAGAAGAACACGATCACATTTAGTTTTTGTGCAAGGACTCGGATGCAAGGACTCGGAAGGAACACCGCACCATGGCTAATCTGATCACTAACTACATGCAGGCCGACCCCGCCCCCAAGCCGAAGACCCGCATCGTTTCCACCCCCGAAATCACTAAGGGTGGGGATGCGGCGGAGTGGTGTGTGGCGCAGGTGTATCAGGGTGAGTTCGCGGACTGGCAGGAATCTGACCAGGGCAACTCTGATGTGCGGTGGCTGCAGAAGACGCTGCAGGACGGCAACGGGAACCCGGTGTTCCCGACGATCGAGAAGGCTTTGGCGTTTTTCGAGGGGCGCACCCGGTCGGCGCTGTTGCCGTTGGTGATTGCCGCTAACGAGTTGAACTTTGCTTCGGTGAAGGACGCGGAAAAAAACTCCGAGACGACGACGAGCGAAGATTCGCCTTCCAACTCTGCCTGAGGCTGGGCATCCCGCACGTCGATTTCCTGTGGAGGGTGTTGACGCGTGAACAGTTTGTTGAGTGGATGGCGTTCGCTCAGATCGAAGGCCCCATCGGGGATGGTCGGGACGACCTGTACGCGTTGTTGCAAAACTACGGTGGGAAACCAACGGACGTTTTGTGGTGGTTGAAAGAGTACGTCGACGAGGACGACACGTCCGACCGGGGCGATGACATGTATGTGCCCACCGCTGAGGAACGCGCCTGGGTGTCGGCCCTACCCGATTAGAAGCCGAATAACACGAATGGGAAGACGGGTGGCCCGGTGGCGGAAATCGGTCTGACTATTGGTGGTGACCCGTCGGGTGCGCTGGCCGCAATCTCAGCGGTACAGGCTGCCCTCGGTGGTTTGACCGGCAAAACCATCATGGTCAACGTTGTCACCAACGGTGCCGACAAGGCCATCGGTGACCTGGGTTCCGCTGCCGCCGCATCGGATAAAGCGGCAGCAGCGGCCCGGGATCACGCGAACGCCGCCGATAAGGCCACTGAGGCGCTGAAGGACCACGCCGCCGCGTCGGCGCGGGCCGCTGACGCCGCCCGGGGTCACGCCCAGTGGGCGTCTGAGGTGTCCAAGTGGATGGACAACATCGGCGACAGTGCCGATCGGGCCAACCAGGCTTTGGATCAGCACGCCGCCGCCCTGGGGAAAGCGAATGAGGCGTCCCGGGCGATTGGTTCGAACTCTGACGGGTTCGGGCAGATCGCCGCCGGGTCCGCCAAGGCCGCCTCGGGGATTAGGGAGCTGGGGTCCAGCACCGAAGGCACCGGCCGGATCATGGTTGATGCTGGTGGGTCAGCTGAACGCATCGGCTCCGCCTTGACCCCGCTCGAGCATGCCGCGTCGAGTGCGGCTGGTGGGATGGGTGAGCTGGGGGACGGAATGTCCCGGGCGTCCTCGGTTGCTGAGGACGGGCGCATCCACATCAGTGCTTTCGGTCGCGCCATGGGCGATGTGGGCGGTGGTGGGGGGACTCGGTCCATCGAGTCCGGCATGAGTCACATCGCCGCTGATGCGGAGAAGGCCGGTAACGAAGTTCCGCGGATGGCGGACGGTATCGGCGCTTTGTTTGGGCGGATGTCGCAGGCTGAGGGTGCGGCGTCCCGGTTCGGTACCGCATTGTCGGGGGCTGCTGATTCGGCTGGTGAGGCTGTCGCCGGTGTTGGTTTGCCGCTGCGCGCTTTGGGCTTGGGCACGTTGATCGCCGCCGCTGGGATGGGTGTTCTGGCTGGTGCGACCGCTGCTGTTGGTGCGGGCGGCGCCCTGTTGGCGATCATGAAGTCGCCGGCGTTGATGGCCCAAGCCGCCGGGGCGATGCAGGATTTCGGGAAGGCGTTCGGCGCTGTCGCTGGGCAGACCACCGCGAACGCCATGCCCGCCATGAAGGCGTTGCGCTCGGAGGTTGGTGGGCTCGGTAAGGAACTCGCTTCCGTGGGTTCCTCCAGTGCCGGGCAGGTGTTGGGGTCGGTTGCTGTCCTGACCGGTGATGCTACGGCGGCGATCACGAAGCTGGCCCCGGCAATCGGTCCGTCTCTCACCGCCGCTACCGCTTTGGGTGGTGCGGTGATCGGGGCGTTCGGCGACTCCGGGCCGGCGATCACCTCGTTCGCGAACACGGTCACCGCCGCATCCCCAGCCATCCAGGCCGGTTTGACCTCGGTCGTTAAGGGCACCTCCGATTTTGCTTCGGCCACCACGCAAACCATTGGTGAGTCGGAGTCGGCGTGGGGTGGCCTCGTCCAGGTCGCCGGTGACACCACGAAAACAGCTGTCACCCTGGGTGGCGAGCTGAAGGCCACGTTCGACCAGGCCACGGGCACGGTGCGTGACCCGGTGACGGGTGCTCCGACCGCTGTGGGCCAGTGGGGTTCGTCGAAGATCCCCAACCCGAACTGGGGTGGTGGAGGACCTGGTTACGGAACCCCTGGTGGGTATGCGGCATCTGGTGATACCGGTTTCGGCCCGGGTGTCCCGGCATCTGGTCAACCAGCTGGGGTTGGGTTCCACACCGCACCGGGCAGCAAACCGTTCATGGCCGGAGTTTCGAACGACACCTCAGGTGTGGTGTCCGACATTTACGGCGGCCCAGGATCATCCCCAACCGCTGGTGGTGGGGCGACCTCGCAGGCGCCTCCGTCTAAGCCTGGTGCCGCATACGGTGCGGTCCACTCACTGTCTGCCCCGGTTCCGCTGACGGCAGGTTCGGATGCCCCTGGCGGTGCGGCCGCTGACACAGCTAAGCCGCCTCCGCCTCCTCCGTCGTCTACGGGCGGTGGTCTGCCGTCCAACCGTGTGCCAGCGTCTTCTCCTGGCGCCACCGGTGGGTTTGGTTCGGGTGCACCCACTGCTGCGTCCGCGTCAACGGTGGCCCAGTTGCAGGCGACGACTACGGCAACGCAAGGGTTGACGGCGGCACAAAACCAGCTAGCCCCCGCCGCTGCCGCTGCTGGTGCCGCTGGTGCTGCCGCTGGTTCGTCGTTGGGTGCGATGGGTGCGTCCGCGCAGGGCGCTGCCCAGGCGACGCAGGGGGCAGCCCAGCAGACGGCTCCGGCGGCTCAGGCTATGCAGCAGGCCGCCGCACCACCACCGGCTCCTCCCGCACCACCACCGCCTCCTCCTGCCCCGCCGCCTCCTGCCGCCCCGGCGGCTGCGGCGGTGGCGAAGACCACGGCAGCGGTGGTGTCACAGGCTGCTCCGGCCGCTGCGTCGGGTGGTTCGGATATTGGTGCCTCGATGGGTTCCGGTATGGGTGTTGGTGTCACGAAGGAAATCACCAACACGCTGACGATTGTGAAGAAGTGGATTGTCAAGGTTGTTGAGACGGCGGCTGGTGCGTTGGATGCGCATTCGCCGTCTCGGGTATTCGCCGGTTTGGGTGCCTCCATTCCGCAGGGTTTGGCGGTGGGTGTTCAGGCCCAAGAGTCTGTTGCTTTGGCCGCAACCCAAAACCTGATCAGCAACGTCACCTCCGGTGCCGCCGCCCAACTGTCCAAAGCGCAGGGAACCCTATCCCCCGCGTATGCGGCTGCCCTCACCCCGTCGAGTGCCACCGCTGGGGCTCAGGCCGGTTCCACGGCGATCAACCCGAAGCCCACCCCTGCCGGTTCCGCGCAGAAAGCGGCGGAGGATGAGCAGAAGAAGCAGGTTGAGGACAAGAAGAAGGCCGCTGAGATCGACCGGCAGGCCACGTTTGAGGCCAACAAAGCCGGCCTGATGTCTAGGGGCATGTCGGAAAACTCGGCTGAGGCTAAGGCGAAGCTCGAGCAGATCCACAACGACCGCGCCCAGAAACTGGTCGAACGTAAGCAGGCCACCCAGAACGCCGCCCTGTTGCGGGCCCGGGGCGAGTCCCCGGCAAGTACGGGTGACCCTGCTGCTGATGCGGCCGCGGATCGGGCTCGTATTGGTCAGGTCGCGGACAAGAAGATCAAACGCGACGACAACAAGGTTGACGCGTTGGACCGGTTGAAGCATTTCGACCAGGTTCGGGCTGGCACCTACAGTCCCGGTGATAGGGGTTCGCTTCCGTCGCCGTCTGAGTCTCCGCGCGCTTTGGACCAGGCTAAGAAGCTGGACCAGCACAACGCCGATCAGACGGCCGCGAAGGGGCGTCTGAGCGACTCAGGTGCCCCGACTGAAGGTTTCGGTCAGTCTGGTAAGGGCTTCGGTGACCCGTCGAAGGGTCAGAACAACTCTGGTTACGAGGCCGCTAAGCAGGGCGGCAAGCAAATCACCGACGGGTACAAGGACGGTATCAACCAGAACGGTAGTGGCCCGGAGGACGCCGCCGGGAATATGTCCAACAACGTTCTGAAGAAAACGCAGAATACTCTGGGTATTCACTCGCCGTCGAAGGAATTCCACGACATCGGTGTGTATTCGATGCAGGGGTGGGCTGAAGGTATCCACGCCGGGCGTCGTGACCTGGACAAAGAGTGGGACGACGTAGACGACGACCTCGGCAAGCGCATGAAGGGTTGGGGTGCTCTCAACCCCGCTTCCGCCGGCGCAAGTGGTGGTGGCGGTGGCGGAGGGGGCGGCGGAGGTGGCGGAGGTGGAGCCTCTGCCTCTGGCGTCATAACTCCGTGGAATGCGCACACCAGCAGCCGGTGGGGTCCGCCACCGGCTGGGCATGGTGACGATTTCGACCCCACCACGGCAACCCTGGCTCAGTTTAAAGCTCACGCCGCCAAGGTGAACGCTCAGGAGGAGCGGGACGCGAAAGCGATGTACCAGTCGCACCTCCAGGCGATGGCGCAGGGACAGGCTGCCGCTGAGGCGGCTTTCACGCCGAACGTTCAGGGCAACATGTACAAGGACCCGGTATCCGGGGCAATTAAGAACGGTGTTAGCCAGGGTTACAACGCCGATGGCTCAGTTCAGTACAACCCGAACGTGGATGCGATGGTCGGCGGGTTCGGTTCAGGTGTGCAGGCCGCATCTAACGGTGTGAAGGGAATCGCGGACAGTTCCGGGCTTTCTGTCGGCCTGGCATGGGGTCGCAGCGTCATCGACGGTGCGGACTCAGTGTTGACGAAGGCCGATTTTGTGGCTGCCGCGATCCCACAGTTGGGTTCTGATCTGGCTAAAACCGCGTTGGGTGCCGCCGGTTTGTTGGGCCCTGCCGGTTCTGGGGCGATGGTGTCGAAAACGATGCCCGTCGATTTAGGTAGTGGTACTCCGGCGAACGCAACGATTCACAACCACCTGTACATCGACGGTAAAGAGATCCAGCTTATCGCTGGGCAAACAGTGGAGGCTGCGTTGACTGACTTCGCTACCTCGATCGGTCAGCAGAGCGGCTGATGGCACTCACAACTAGCACCCAACGCCCGACCTCAACACCACAGTTGGGGTCGGGTTCCGTTGTGGGTGCCGCCACCGCACACGCCGCCCTGGCGGACAGTTCCGATTCCACCTATGTTCAGCAGTCGCTGCGGATTCGCCTGGATGGTGCGGTGACCCGGGTTGGGTTTGCCACCCCGACGTTGCCGGCTGGGGCGAAGGTGTTGACGGTTGGTGTCCGGGATCGGGTGCAAACGGTGGCATCAGGGTTCCCGGCCCCGGTGTGTAACCATTGGTTGCGTTCCTCTACCGGTGCGATCATTGTGGCCGGTCAGGTTCCGGGGATTGACCGGATTCCGTTCAACTCGATCATCCCGACTACGGCGACTAGCACTTGGGTTGACCGAACGGTGGGCACGTTCCCTACCGGTCCTGGTGGGAAGCCGTGGAACCTGGTTGACCCGGACACAGGGTTGTCCGGGAACCTGGTCGGTCTGACCTATGAGATGGGTCGGGGCGACGACTTCACGACCTCGGTGCTCAGGTTCAGTTCGGCGTTCCTCGACATCACCTACCAGCAAGCGTCCACGGTCACCGTCACCGCACCCACCGGGTCTTCCACGGCGACCAGACCGACCATCACCTGGCTGTACGCCAGCGCGGACAGCCAGCCTCAGCAGGCGTACCGGACGGCGGTGTACACGGCCGCCCAGGTCGCGGCGTTGGGGTTCGTGGCATTCACCACCACCCCCATCCAGGCGTCGGGTTTGGCGCCCGGTCAGGCGTGGACTTCCACCTCCGGGTGGGTGCTGGGTGAGGATCTGCTGTGGACGTGCGTCCAGGATCTGACTGACGGCAACTATGTTGCCTACGTTCAGGCCACGCCACGGTGGGCGGGTAGCGGCGATTTCCCCACCGCCATTGCCTCGAGCAGTTGGACTCGAGCGGCCACACCGTCTAACCCACCCCCGGCTGCCACCCTCTCGACGGCAGTATTCGATGCGGCTAATAACCGGGTTGCCCTGACCTTCGTCCCCTCGGGTTCGTCTCCGACGACGACCGCGTTCACCGTTGAAGCGTCACGTGATGGTGGGCAGTCGTGGGACCAGATCCCCAGGTTGACCCTGTTGACCGCAACCGGGATGACCCCGGTCACCGATTACGACTACATCGCCAACCTGGGCGTCACCAGCCAGTACCGGGTGATCTCCCTCAACGGGGCCCCGTTCGTGGCCGCGCTGTCACCGTCGAACGTCCTCACCGCAACACCGACTGACAAGCGGCACTGGTTGAAACACCCCAGCAACCCGTTGCTCAACACGGTGCTGCCGGTGCAAGCCCCGCGGACGTCTGACACGGGTATCAAAATCACCCAACGTCAGATGATGGCCACGTTCCAACCCGTCAGCGGACCGGGTACCGATGTTCCACCGTTCACAGTGTTCGGACCCAACTACGGCGACGAGTACGAGCTTGAGCTTGTGTTCGGTCCAGGGAACAACGGCATGTGCGGTGCTGATGAGCTGAACTACCTGTGGCCGGCGGTGGATCAGCTGCGGAAAGCCGGTACCACGCTGCTGTTCCAGAAACCTGACGGCGACCAAATTTGGGTTGCGTTGGGACCGGGCGCTTCCGGAACAGACACGGTTTCTACATACAACTCGTCGTCTGGTAATCCGAGCAGGAATCAGTGGCGACGGATCAAACTGATATTTAGTGAGACCACGACGCCCTCGTTCTACTGACGTATTTCGGTAATTAAATGAGAGGGCGCCGTCATGCAAGGACGCTCTAGCAGGTTCGACGAAACAGTCAGCAAACCACACCGGTCTGTTGCCAAATGCGACGTCATCACCGACGGCAAAGTCACCGCCACACTCCCGATCCACTCGGGGTCGGTCACGGCGGACCGTATGGCAGCGCAGATGCGAACCTTCGAAGTGGAAGTGTCCGACCCCGACGGAACACTGACACCAACCGGGATGGATTCGCCTTTGGCCCCGTTCGGTCGGCGCATGCAAATCTATGGCGGTGTCCGGAACAGTGACACCGAGTTCCAGTCGGTGCTGTACAACGCGGCGAACCCGTGGACTGTGTCGGGTCAGTCGACGGGGGTTTTCGTCAGCGTAAAAGTAGACGGTAGCGGAAACCTTACGCTCGGGCCGTAAATGAGCATGGAGTTGTGACTCGTGACCTCGATCATAAATAATTACGCGCTCGGACGCTTTGTTGAAAAATGCTCACTGCCGCTGGGTACTGACAACATTCTTATTGTGCCGCTGCAGAGCACTGGACTTCCCACAGACGCTACCTTGCGGAACTGTCTGAACCTCGGCGCTGTGTTCACGGCCGGTGGAGTCGAAGCAACTTTCACCAACTACGGCACCAGGCGTGCATTGGCCGCAGCGGACATCACAATCACGGTTAATACGACAACGTTCCTAGTTAACGTGGCGTTCGCCTCACAGGTATGGTCGGCTGCCGGGGGGGCAACTAACAATACCATCACGAAGGTTGTGGTTGCTTACCGGCCAACTTCCAGCACCAACGACGCCGGATGTCTTGTCCTTGCTACCCAGGACTACAGTGCAACTACCGGCGGCGGGGCGCTGACGATTAACCCGGGCATCATTACTGACGACGCACCGTAAGCCATGCCGGCACAACTGAGTTTCTTCGACATGACGGTCAACCAGACGCAACCAACGTATGCAGCACCGGTCGCCATCACGACCGGGCCGAACTTTCAGGCCAACGACATCCGCATGGTTCTTCAATTGGCTTTGGTCGCCGGCTCATCTGCAGATCTGTCGGTTACACCTCCGGGCTATACAGATTTTTATGTCGGGGCCACGTCTGGTCCCAGTGGGATGCGTTTGAGCTATCGGCGGATGGTGGCCGGTGACACCGACACCTTTGTTCAGTATGGCACCACAACTTCGTTTAGTACTGCGTTCACAATCATGCAGCTCACGGTAAGGGGTGTTTCACCTACTGCCGCACCCACCTGCCCGATTATCGCGTTCGTCGTGACACTTCCAGGGGCGTCGACTACGGGCGGCTCAGTGTCCGGCACTTCGTTTTCGGTTCCGGTTGGCGCCGGTTTAGTGTGGGCGAACAGCTTCACCAGAGGTGGCGCTTCCACTGGTTGCACGTGGGGCGCCCCGTCTGGTTGGAAAAATCTAGTTGCTTCTCCTGGTTCCGGAGTTGAGTACACGACGTTCGGTTCGCAGTCGTCTTCGGCGTTGTTCGCGAAGTCATTCAGTTCAGCTGGTTCGACTGGCGCCTACGCAATTCAGTACGGTGCTGAAGCAAACGCAAACGACATCATTAGCGTCATAGCGTTGACGGCCGCCCCGGATGCGTCCGGTACGGCTGGCAGTGCGAGCGCTGTCCCCACCTCGGCCGCTGCCACGGGTGGTACGACCACCACGGTTGTCGCCACCGCCGGTAGTGCGAGGGCGGTTGCCACGTCGAGTACGGCGTTCAACCCGCTACAAGGGTATTGGATTAGCGACCCGCTGACTTTGCCGGGTGATCCGGTGACGGGTTCGGTGATCCGCTGGGCCGGTAACACCCCCACCGGCGCAACAGCGGTGGTGGAAACGTCCATCAATAACGGTGCGTCGTGGGATGCGGCGGTGAACAACCGGTCTGTGGCCAGGTTGAAACCGGGTGACACCGTCACGAAGGGTGTCCTGGTTCGGATCTCACTGAACCGGACGTTGGCGTCAGGTCAGGCACCGACCATGTCGTACCTGGAACTTCAGGTGTCGACAGATTCTGGCACGGACGAGTTGATCCCGATCGGCCACGGAATGATCGACAAGGTCACGGTGAAAACCGTTGGTGGCTCAACTGGGTCTGGTTCCACTGTGTCCAGTGTCGGCTCGAGTGCGGTCATCAGCAAAGGTGGCGGACAGTCCGGTGGTGGCACCTCAATTAAGGTGCATGTCACCGATTTGTCGCGGGCGATTAAACGCAACCAGTGGCAAATGCCTTACGTGGTGCCGACGGGCACCAACTACGGCGACGCCATCAAAGCCATGGTCCTCGATAGGTTGCCGGATCAAACCGAGTTCGCCATCTCCACCACCACCCGCACCCTCGACACCGCACTTGTGTACGGCATGGATCAGGGTGGGGATCCGTGGCAGGACATCCGCGAAGTTGCTATGGCTATCGGGTTCGAATGCTACTTCGACCCCCGCGGC